TTGAGCATAATTCATCTGATTGTCATCACGCTCTTGCAGGGTGCCCTACCAACATGGGGTATCATTGCGATCGAGCAAATGTATGTAACCTGGATGGTTGCCCTAGTGACGCTAGGATACGCCTGTTTTGGCATGCCAGTCCCGATGTTCAGTATTGTCTATGACTTACGCTGGATGTTCACCTTTGGCTACCAGATAATAGTGTTTTCTTTGCAACTCGTTGCTGTGGGCAGGTTCTTTGGACTAGGTGCCGTGAGGTTCCTTAAGACCAATTCCATAGACCGCGTGTTCTTCCCAAACGGATATCAGTTCGCGCTCTCCACTTACCTGCATAACCATTCTGTTGGACATACCCCAGATACCATCCGACGCGCGTTTAGGAACACGCCCATTCCGAAAGCCAATCCACAAGAGAGTCATTCCCACCCCCTGTCCGCCGCAATGCGGGCCGTCGGTAGGATTTTCTCAGCCAACGTGATAGCTTCCTCGGGACGAACCCCTTACTTCTCACAAATGTCCAAGTCAGACCAGGACAGAGGAGCGCGCGGTGACCGGACGATGTACTGGGGGAAGGATGTGTCAGCTGAGCCTCGGCGAGACCCTCTCTTAGCCACCGACGTACCAATCCACGTGCACGTTGATTATTACCAAGAAATGCCAGAACTACTCTACAAGGACCCTAGGCCCCGCATGTTAGTTACCTTATCCCCCACCACTGCCGGTGACACTCTTGAAAACTATTCTTACCACTTCGATGGAAAGGAGCTAGTCTACAAGTCCACCGGCGGCGCCAATTTCAAGCATGAGCTATGGAACTATGGCTCGGACCACTTTACGGTCCGGGGTTGGAACGGATGGTCACCCACCTGCACGGTCTACCTAGTTGAGCGGAGAAACATTGGTACCAACGACGCAGTGGTGCTGTTAGCACCCATCCGAACCTACACCGGGTTTGCGGCCTATTTAGAATCATTCTTATCAACGGAAAAGTTGAGTAAGTTTGACCCAAGCCGCAAGATCTGGAATGGTAAGGAGTGGGAGAACTACACGGTTTTTGACGTGGTGAAGAACACGAGCTCAACAACAACGGAACACCTACGGACCGTCGGCCAATCTGGAGCCTATTCCAGTCTGACGATGCCTGTGAAGGAGTTTGATCGGCTACACAACGCGACTTCCCTGTTCGCTGGAAAGGTTTCCCCTTCCACCGTGAAACAGTTCACCGGGAAGAACGTGAATGCCGAGCTACTCACGAACTACATCCGCGCCGCCGCGCGGTCCTACGGACAGCCCCCTGTGGTTTACCCAGTCACACACGGCGTGAGGCACTATACTTACGCCGGCCCTGACCTCCAAGATTCCAAGACGAAACTGAAGCCGTTCATGTGTCCCCTAGTCCCAGGAGCTTTCGCCCCCTTAGATACACGTGAAAATGAGCAGGCAGGAGTCGATGGAAGAATCAAGGATGTGAAGCCCCCCCACATTGAGCCGTCCGGCCACCAAATGCAAACCCTGGTTGAGTTCGTAGAGTTCATCGCCGCCACTGTGGGGCGTCGGTCTCTCTTTCCAGTAGACTCAGCCGAAGTCAGCAGACGCCAACCTCGTGCGACCCAGCAGAGGATTTTGGCTGAAGCTGAGATGTGTATAGAATCCGAGCGGTTCGTTAAATCATTCGTTAAAGCCGAAGCATACCAAGGTCCCAATGACCCGCGGTTGATCTCTACAGTAGGCCCGTTTGATAAGCTCGAATATTCCAGATACATCTATGCGTTTTCAGACGCGTTCAAATTTTCCTGGTACGCATTTGGGAAAACCCCCGTCGACATCGCCGCCCGCGTTGCCGACATCTGTCAGGAAGCTGACACCGTGGTAAACACGGACCTTTCACGTTTTGACGGCCGCGTCTCAAACCTCCTCCGGGAGCTCGAGAAAATGGTGGTGTTAGCATGTTTCGACGAGAGTTGTCATGCTGGCCTCATTGCAGCCATGGAATCACAACTTTCCTGCCGAGCAGTAACAAGGCTCGGAGTGAAGTATGATACCGGTCAGTCACGATTGTCAGGGTCCCCGGAAACCTCGGTGTTTAATACCCTAGCCAACGCTTACATGGCGTACCTTGCTCTGAGAACTCTCGGGCAGGATCCCGCAACGGCCTATGAGGGCCTTGGGATATATGGAGGAGATGATGGACTTACCGCCTGGCCGGCGGAAGCTCCAGTCTCCACGTATGTAGCTGCCGTTGCGAGCGTTGGCCAGAAGCTAACTGTCGACCAAACCGTGAGACACGACGTCGGTGTCAATTTCCTATCCCGTTTTTACGGGCCAGATGTCTGGACTGGCAGTCCCAATTCCATGTGTGATTTTTATCGCCAGGCTGCCAAGTTTCATACCTCGCATAATCTACCCAGCAACGTCAGTCCATTGACCAAGCTCGTGGAGAAGTGCAGATCTCTGGCCCTCACCGACGGGAACACTCCCATCCTGGGCTTCTTTGCCCTTCGTGTTCTACAACTGACAAACTGCTGGAATGCCCCAAGGGTGGGAGCCGCCTACGAGAAGATAGCCGATTTGCGGTTAGCCTCTTGGTGGGCACAGTATGAAGAGTCTGTGCAGTTCCCGAACGAAGAACAACCCTGGATGATGGATTTGATACAGCAACAGTTTGAAGATAAGGAGATCAACTTCGACCCCGAAGCCTTTGTCAAATATGTCTGCGCCCAAACCGACCCCCTAAAACTACTAGAATGCCCCGTAATATCCGACAAGCCATACCCAGTGCCCCGAAACAACGTAATGGAAGCCGAAGTTCCCGAGGAGATGGATTCCTATCCCATCCCTGCCCCACAACAACGGTACCAGCACATTTGCACGTTCTCGAAGGCCCCCTACATGATGACCTTGTTACCGGATGCCCCGCGGAAGAAGTATTCCAAGTCCCCCCGCATCTCACACGTTCCTATCTCCGGCCAGCGTAAGCTACTGGTCGGGGAAATTCAATTCCTCACTGGTGTGGCTGAACACATCGACACAGTGGTGTACGTGGGCGCTTCTTCCAAGTGCTCCCGGTCACACATCCCAACACTTTGTAAGTTGTTCCCGAAACTACACTTCGTGCTCATAGACCCGGAATTGGATGACTCCTACATCAACCCCCAAATATCAATCATTTGCGAGAAAGTGACCCCCGAGAATTTCTCAAGTCTACTAGCACCCCTAGCCCTCACTGGCCAAACGGCGTTAATAAGCGACATCCGCAGTTGCGTGGGAGATTACCCCACAGCCAGCGAGATATCGGCCGACAACCAGTTACAGGTAGCACTAGTGGACATCTTGCGTCCTGCTCATAGTTCCCTGAAGTTTTGTCTTCCGTGGACGAAGGGCGTGACGAGATTTTTCGATGCCCCCCTAATATTGCAACCCTGGAATGCACCAACATCCACCGAGACAAGAATGTACTTGATCGGTAGACCACCTAAACGTAACTGGGACCACACAGTATACGAAGAACAGATGTGTCATTGGAACCAGGGGGCCGCCAGTTCAGCGGCAGTGAAATTCCACCCCAGCCCCCAGCCAGCCCCTTATTGCGACTGCTTCTCTTGTACAGATGAAGTAGACACCCTGGAGTACTATCTAGGTTCCCTCACAGGAGCTGATGACGAGACCGACTCCCCTTTGACCATGGATCTCGCAACCTTGTCTGGCCTTGTTGATGAAGGATCGGAGGCCCTTAGCACCCTCACGAGGAAAGCCCATAGCCGAGCGGAGAAAAGAGAAAACGCCCAGCCAACAACCCCGAAGACTAAGACCTCCCCACCAGCTAGTGCGCCCGTGACCCCTCGCCAGGGAAAGCGCGCACGGCGGAATACTAAAGGCAAGAAGCCTCTCCGTCAGAAAAAGAAGAACCCAAAGGCGGGTGAGACATGAGCATCTCCCCGGACAGTCCTAGCTATGACTATAAACCAGCTGCGCAGCTGCCAGCAATGGACGCGTCTGACGAACGCGCGCACAGCAGTTGGGCGGGGGAATTAAGGAAAACCCCGTCCGCCGAAACGTGAGGGTCCCAGCTCACGTATGAAAACTCAATCAGAAGTCAAGTCTGATACCCGAATGCATGCCCAGAAACAAAGGCCCACCTCATATCCCCGACTCTCAGCTCTCTGCGTCCGCAAACAGCGAGGAGCGAATCTCCAAACTTCTGCTGCGCTTAGCCCAGCTCGAAAGACACCTGGAGACAGTCCAAAGCTCCGATCTGCCCAAAGCGGAAAAGATCAGCCAGGAGGACGGGATCTTCGAAACCCTGGTGGACATCGTCAGCCCAGCCCTCAATCTTATCCCAGCAGTGGGTCCGGTTCTAGCAGCCGTGGCCCCGGTTCTGCTAAAAACGGTAAAGAAAGTGGGCGTGGCGGTGTACAACCACAACTCATCAAGGTCGTAGATAAGAACGGTCTGACCCAGGAAATCATTCATCTCCATAGCTCCATGAAATCATTCAACTCCGTCCCAGTCGCCCACGGCGCCCATGACCAGTCCTCAGGAATGCATGTCATCCAGACCTCTAAATTTGGCCAGTCCATCACTAGAGTGAAGGGTAGGCAGATCCTGGGACAGGTGCAGACCGGTGTCCTCGGTATGGAACGGGGCGGAAAGTTGTATGTGTCACCAATCAGCCCCGGAATGCTAGGAGGAAGACTTGCCTTACTCGCCCACGAATATGAGCAGCAGAAAATGCTTAAGGTTTCTGTTGTTTACGCCCCTTCTGTCCCCACACTCACCCCTGGCTCCATCGCTTTGACCTACGCCGCCGACGATGCTGTCCCCCTCTGGCCCTCGGGCGAAGAAAGTCTCCAGCAGGCTTCCACCCACAGTGCGTTCCTAGACACTGAAGTATGGGAGGAAGCCCGTCTTGAACTAGACCCTGATGACATCACAAAGTCATTCTTCACCGAACCAGGCGCTGACGCTCGATTGGAAGCCCAAGGAATCTTCTACGTTGTAGCCACCTCTACCCTACCCGCCGCGACCACGTCGTATGGCAACCTTTACATCGATTTTGAATGCGAATTCCAGGTTCCCCAACTGGATACCGAAATCGAACCTGTCAACGATGGTACCATTACCCTACAATGGGCCTCTTATTTCTCCACCCAAACCGCCCCACAGATCTTCTGGTCTGGCGCCTCTTTCCCAAATTGGTCAGCTGCCCTAGCGCTGACCGGTAGTGTGTCGATCGCCAACAGATTGTTCTTCGGATACATTGAGTCCATAACTGGCACACCAGCCCCCTGGTGTTCCAGCTCAGTGGATACCGGTGCGTTTGTTAAGGGAGGGGCCTATTGGCTCAGATCCAAGGATTCCCAGGATACCACCCTCCAGACAGCTATGATAGCATTCACTACCTTCGAAGGTGCCATGCAGACCGCCATTTTCACAGCCCCCGCTGGCACCTTCGAAGGTAGTGAATGCTATCATAGCTGTCTGGAGGGT